ATGGAAACCGCCATGTTAATCGTGTACCTTGCACTGGAAAAGAACAACCTGACGGGTCTGCCTGTCTGCATCCAGCGAATTATCTTTTTCACATATTCATACGGATCACTGTAATATTCCTTCTGTACTGCTGGATGACTTGCATCGTAATTCAGATGATACGGACTGTAGTCTGCCGGAAAAATGCCGCTGAAACTTACTTCACGCAGCTTGGGCGACTTGATCACGTTAATTTCTCCGAGCGCACTGACGTTAAACGTACTGCCATCCCCCGCATCCGAAAACTCAATGCTCTCTGGTGTCACCGGGAAATACATGTATTCGGAACGGTTGTTGAAGCTAAGCTGGATATAGTATTCCATTAACCGTACACCCCCTGAGCACTGGAGACAATTTGACTGTTAAGTCCATCAGTGATTTTGCTGATAATACTGTCCACGTCATGTCCGCTGTTAATATCTCCTGTGGTGACCTGAACGGTTGGCGTCAGACTGACGAATCGCTGAATAGCCTGCATCTCTGCAAGCTCACGCATCAGTTTCAGATCTTCACTGGTCACATCCACCGTGCCATCCACATCTCCGATTTTGTCCACCTGTCCGATATTGTTGATTTTGTTAATGTTGCTCATGTTGTTATTTGGGACTATAGCGGGAGCAGGTGCAGTTGGGATGGTTGGCATGGAAGGTGTTTTGGGAGTAAAGCCGCCAAAGTTCCCAGGTAAACCTGTTTCTTTGGAATCTGCTTTTGAACCCGTTGAAAAACCGGAAAGCAACTTCTCCGCCATCTCCGGTCCTTTTCCATACGCATCAGGATTGTACTGTCCATCCATCCTCATTGAATGGAATACATTTTTATCACTTTGCGGTTCCCATGACTCTAGCGTATCCATCCATTCCTTGGCAGTATTACTGCCAATTTTGATATCCGATTCGGACATCACGGTTAAGTTCGTACCAAAAGTTTTATTGATAAAGGAGGCTACGCTCCCTATTGCACCTACAGCTTTATTAAGAAAATCCTCTATACCTAACATCACATTATAGAAGATTTGCAAAATGAACATGCCCAAATCATAGAATAGCTTTTGGATGGCATAGACAGGATCTATAAATAGATTAATTAGAAAATCCCCTAATATAGCAAAGAGGTTCCATATTGTCGCAACAACCACCCTGACTCTCTCAGCCAACATCATAAATGTACCAATGATCGCTCCCAATATCTGTGTACCTGATATCCCCATCAGATTCAGAACGCCAATAATCGCCGCAATTGCAGCAATGGCGAGCAGGATCGGCCAATTTAGCAACAACCACGCAGCAACGAGACTGTAGACTTGCGCAATAACAAGAGCCAGAACAACAATAGCGAGTGCCATTAGTATAGGCTGTATAATATCCCAGTTTTGTTGTATCACACCTGCCAAAAACAAAATCCCGTTCACTAACATGGTTAGTGCGTTTGCAGCAATCGTAAAAGCGTTACTAATCCAACCGATAATGACGGTAAATTCTCCGTTCGCGAAGGCTTCGTTCAAACGATCAAGCAATGGCGTTAAAGCAACAAGTGCTGCTTGCCCGATCTGACCCAGTACCCCATTGAACTGATTCACAAGTGCATTCCACTTCTGGAGTGGTGAGTCCAACATGGTATCAAAAGCCTGTTGGGTGTAGCCTTGTTTTTGCAGAATAACATCAAGTTTCTGGATGAACCCATCCAGATCCGATGCTTCAATATTTTTCTGTAAGCCTGCCCCATTCAGCACTTCAGCGGGAATGCTGAAGGATTTGGCAAGTTCACCGTTATTTCCATTCATCGCAGCTACCAATGCACTGGATGCATCCGACACACTTTTCCCATCTGGAGAAAGCATGCTTAACCGTTTAGACATATCTCTGAGTTGATCAACCTGATCCGTATTCTGAGCATGCGGTATGAATGATAGTGCTCCCTTCAGAGCATCTGTGACATTTTGTCCACTTTTAAAAGCTTCCGCGCGATAACGATTAAATATCGTCTCACCCTGCGCATCGTTTCCAGTCGCGGCCATGTAACGTTGTTTTAAATCTTCTTCCTGCGCTGCTGGAACAAGAACAGTTTGCCCTGCTGATTTGATCATACCGATCCAAGCTTTTACCCTCTGAGCACCTTCCGCAAATGAGGCATTTACTTTAGCCTGTTCTTCTGACACNCCTCTCAATAGGTTACCTGCAAGCTGAATTCTGCTCAGATTTCCAGGATTGAATACCGAATTGATCACTACAGGCAGATTTTGAAACTGCTGAACCATTTTGTTTGACATCAGATACAGTCTTGCAAACATGGCATACATTCATTTCTCCCTCCTTTCCCCTTTATTTTTTCCTTGCACGGTTCTTGGACCGCTCTTTCTTCTCTTCCTCCACCCGGATGGAGATCATGGCGTATATCGCCGCTCGTTCTCGCGCGGAGAATGCCATCAGCTCATGCGGGAGAATGTTCAATTCATGGAGAGCGTAATAAGCCAGATTGGCTTCCGAATCGCCCTCTTTAATTAGTTTTTTACGTCATCCACCAGTTCGTTCATGTCCTGATTGAAGCCGTTCAGCTTCTGGACCTGTTCGCCGAGAGCAGCGAATTCCCCAGGCAACAGCATTTTCCGCAATAGCGATTCCGCACCCATCACGCCATACGAGCGCTGAAGTTCTGCATTTTTCAAATCAGGATAGACNACGCTGGCACTCATCAGACGGGCCATATAATCGTTGGCATCAATGTCGGGTGTGTAGACACCGTTCTTACCCTTGATCTTGCGAGTTGCCGCTTTGCGGCATTCCTGGTTCTCGTCCTCGGTCATGCTGCGCAGTTTCCAGGCAACCGGTTCGCCCTTCTCATCCTTAAAACGGGGAGATACGATAAACTCCTCTGTAGTATCCGACGCTGCATTTTGCGCAAAAAACATACTCAATCCACTCATTGTTCGTTCCTCCTCAAAAGTTAGGCTCCCCACCGCAAACAGCGGCGAAGAGCAAGTGTAATGTACTGTTAATGTAATGCTCACCTTCGAACGAAGAGAGATTGCAACTGAATTTGGACACGCCAAATAGCCCGTAACACAGGCAAGTTGAACAGGTTTATTTTACAAACCCGCCGCTAAAGTTAAACTTGTTATAGTTCTATGGTTAATATGTTTGCTACTTCAAAAATCACTTCGGCAAGTTAAACGATACAGGCATATCGACATCTTCAAAGGTAAAGCTCACTTCTTCCTCCAGCGCCTCGGCCTCGGTATCCAGGGATGCCATGATTACACTGTCAAGATTGACGCCTTTGAGGGTCACCGTCTGTTTACCAATGGTAGACGAAGGATCTTCGTTGGTCACTTCAATGTCAAAGTAGGTGTCCACACCATTTTGCATGTACTGGAGCATCAGCTCACGGAAACGGGATGTTGTATAAAAGATTGTCATGGAACCCGAGCCGGACCAACCGGTTGCTTTGTGCTGAACGCCGCGGCGGCCGAGTGTTTTAACCTCTGCTTTTTGCTTCTCCACCGTTGCTTCCAGCGTCTTCACGTAGAACATTTCTTCCGTCTGTCCGTTAATCGTTGCGTATGCGCGGCCTTCCTGGCCGGAGATCGTATCGCTTGCTTTCAAAAATGCCATCTTAAACCACCTTCACTTTCATGTATACTTTTTCAACGGAATCCACAGGCTGGACCTGAATCTCGATCACGATACTGTCCGTTTCATTTCCCGGAGTCACAGTGATATCTGTGTTGGAGTCAAAATTCTGAATCGCCCCGATATCCTGCAGCTGCTTCAGGTAGGTCACGCATTGGGAACGGAACAGGCTGCGCCCATCTTCGTTGTTGTTCACTTTGCCGATGTAATAGGACTCGAAAATTCGTTTCATGTCGTTGGCAATGCCATCCAGCACACGGACAACACGGTTTTTGGCAAAATGACGTGCTTTATCCGGTGTCACGGAACGGAACGTGTTTACATCCTGCTCTACCACAGCCCGGTTACTGCTCGCTGTAAAGACAAACTCACCATTACGCAGTGCCGCTTCTGTCTCGCTGTGTGTCAATCGACCATTCACATCCACAGCGTCGTCATAGGCACGGAAGGTCAGGGATTCATTCAGATTGGCACCAGCTGTTGCTCCGGCTGTCCAAGCTACCGTTTGTTTGGGGGAGAGAACGGTACCGTCTGCGAGCACAACGCCATTTTTGACGCTAATCACACCTTCGTGATCCGCAGCCGGATAATCTGCCAGCACCAGCTGTACCTTCTTACCCTCCGTGTCGCGCAAACGCTTGATGGATGCTGTGTACACAGATTTGAGGGTAGCATCGTCTGAGATCAGTCCCACAGTGTTGAAATCCAGCACTTCCAGCTTGGTTAGGAAATCTGCATGCTCCTGGTTCGTTGCTGTGCCATCCAATCCACCTGTTAGTGGAAGTGAAGCAGTTGTTGTGAGGGTACCTTCGCCAGTGAAAGTAACGTATGCGTTGGATTCCAACTCTTCAATGGTGGACACCGTTTGTTTATCCACTTCTTTATTTGAAAGCAGAGTTGTAACATCGAACTGGTCCGGATGATTGATATTTGCTGAGATCACAACCGCCAGATCATTCCCTCGCACGCCGCCGTGTTGGGCTGTTACCGTAAGTTCTCCTAGCGTGGCCTTGGCCTGCGTCCCTGCATTCAGACGATATAGAAGCAATGTTTGTGCCCGTTTCAATGCCTCTCGAATCAGGAGCATTTGCGGTGCTGTCCAGTCATAGCCCAATTTGGCTTGTACATCTTCACCCGCCTGTATGGCCAGAATTGTACCTGCTTGTCCCCATGACAATGGGAGTGCCAAAGCCACTGTTCCCCGCTCCCCTACCGTACCTGGTAACGAGCCCTCTGATGCAAAATTCATATATACGCCGGGGCGTACCTTGTTTTGTGTCGTCCATGTTCCTCCAGCCATTATTGTGCCTCCCCATTCATAAATTGTTTGATGTGTTGCTCTGCTTCTTCTATCATGTATGTCTCTTTTTCCAGCAGCACCGCTGCCAGAATGTCTTTCTCTATCCGGCTCAACTGCCGGGATTCAGCGAACTGTGCTTTGCTGTATTTCTGGTNNNTTGTCTGNTTNCTTTCCGNANNNTTNATTTCCGACTCTTTCTTCGTAAACATCGCTAATA